TGTTCAAATACACCAGCCTGTGCGTTCATTGTTGGATTAAAGGTGTCTTCATATTCACCATCACCAACATAACCATCACCATCAGGTGAAGTAAAGAAACCCATTTTAGATGCACCAACTCTAGCTGCAACAATCTCTGCTTCTAAGTAACCATTTAACATCTTCACATTAGCCATTGATGTAGCAATTAAAGAAACACCTCTAGTCTGCTCTGCTCTAGTAGGTAGGTAAGCATGGATAATTTCATCTGCTGGAACTCTAATGTGTTGATTTTGACTCGCGTAAGTTCTATCGTATGGATGATCTTTGTAAAGATGGTAAGCTACTGGCTTGTCATACTTATCTACTTCAACACCCATCTTTATACGATTGCCTGTTGCTTTATACACATCATTTTTATTTTCATCTAAATGATCTGCTTCTAGGAACTGTATTTGAAATCCAAATGGAGAATTACTATCTTTTATTTTTCTTATTAAAACTTCACCATCTCTAGCTAAAGATTCAATAAATATTTTCTGACAATCTAAAAATGATAATCTTCCATTTGTAGTGCAATTGCCAACCTTTGACCAATCCTTCCAAGCTGATTCAATGAGCTGGTTAGCAGCAAGGTCTAATGAACCATTGTCATTTCGACTTTTACTACTAACTCTTATGCCATGCTTACCGATAACATTAGACACCATCAGGTTAAGGTATCTTGCAATGTAGCTATCGTTCCTTGCTAACTCTCTTGCTCTATCTCTTAATATTCTTATGTTATCTTTTATTTCAGCATCGGCACTTGTAGAGCTTGTTACAAAGTCTGCAAACAACCTACCAGTATTAGCACCAGTATAGCTCCTTCTATAAGCCTGTCTTTTTTTCTTTTTAGGCTCATTAACGCCTAGTATTCTGTTATACCATGCCATTATGTGTAACTCTTAGGTGTAGAACCAGCAGAACTACCAAAATTAACCTTGATAGTGTTTCCTGACCCTTTTTTGTTTCTAATTCTAGCTAATTTAACTTCTTTTAGGTATTCAGCATGATATCTATCTCTGAATGTCATTAATTCATCAATAGATAGCCTTGATAGCGATCTTCCGCCTAAAGAGAAGGATGATTGATCTATTGTAGCCCTTCCTTCTATTACAGCTTCAATAGCATCTAAAACTTTCTTAGCATGACTTCTTAAATCAGCATTTGTGTCTGCTAGGTTAGGTAATATAGTCATATTACCCTCACCAACTTGTATTCTTGCTGAATCTGAAGTTCTTGTTATATAAGCACCCCATATATAATCATGTGGATTATAGTCATCTGTTGTTGTTGTTGGTACTTCTATATAATAAGTGCTGTCTGCTTCAGTAGCATTGATTGTAAACTGATGGCTTCCACCACCACCTGAATCGCAATGAAACTCATAAGATAGAGAATAAGAGCCAACTGGGTAAGTTGATGCTAAATTGTCTTTCTTCCAAACCCAATAATCACCAACGACTAATTCGCTAGGCTCTTGAGTTGGATAGTTTTCTCTGTCAAATTGATTGCTCAAGCAAAAACCTCATAATGTTTTAGATATATCTACATCTAACACTATGGTTTTTTAGATAAAAGTCAACATATATGAAAAGAAATGTCAAATTACTTCCAAGAAGTAGCAAAATTACCTCTATTTATACCTTTTTTGGCTGTTTTTTTACCATCTTCAGATGGTTTTATTTGTTGAGATAGTATTCTTTCCTGTATTGTATCGTAATTAGGATTAAGTATGTATATAGCTGCAAAATTATATACCAATGTGTCTAATGCTTCATTTCTTGGTCTTATTTGCTTCCAAATTAGTGATTTCTTACCTCTTACAAACTTTGTAACCCTTTTCTCTGCTGTAAGCTGTTTAAAATACTCTTCATCAAGATCAGAGCAAAAATGAAGAGTTGTGTACTCAGGCTCGCTTGATAATCTAGCAAAAATAGCTTCTTTAGCACTATCTGAGCCAACCCCATATAAAACAGCTTTATTTTTACCGACAAATGTAGGTCTGTTAGCTATAGGCTTTCCTGCGGTTGACAGACCTTTAACAGCAAAAACCCTTCTACCCTGCCTTGGTTTTGTGAATTGATAAACTTGATTGGTATGATGTCCACCCGAGTCAATACAAGTGCAAGATATGGTCAGAACTCTACCGCTTTCAGTCTTAAATCGTTTCTTAAGATAATTATCAAGCTCTTGCCAAACATTAGTGGAGTTGGGGTCACCCCAAAATATTTTATACTCTATAACCCAAGACTCATAATTAGCACCCCAACCAACCATTTGTAACTCTAACCTATCTTTCTGCGTATCAACACCAGCAGTTAGAACTAATACATCTTCAGGTATTGTTTCAGAATCATAATTAAGCCTTCTTTCTAATAATTCTTCATGCTCAATAGTTTCTCCTTGCTCTTCCCACGATTCACCTAAAGCAGTGTTAATCCATGTTTTTAACATTTCGGGTTGTTTTTTAGCTTCAAGGAATGATTTAGCCATATCTGCCCATGTTGACCATACGGAATATAACTCTGATATATGAAAACCTGCTGTATCTGATTTTGATTCTGAAGCTATCCACTCGCCATGTTTTAACATCCACTGCTTTTTAGACTCATTAATTATAGTTCCGCACTCATTACAAGCATAAGCTGCTGTTTCAGGCTTATTTTCATCCCAAACCACATTCTTCCATTTCAAAACCTGTTTTACATTACATTCAGGGCAGGGAACATGGTAATAGCGTTTATCTGACTCCTCAAAAGCGGTTTCTATTCTTGACAATCCTTTTACAGTTGGTGTTGAGCATAAATAAATCTTTTTATTCCAAAAAGTAGTGGTTCTTTTAGTCGCTAGCGATATTGGGTCACCTTCCGAGCCTGCGGATGCTTCGTAGCGGTCTACTTCATCTGCCAAGACAATTCTTATAGGTCGTGACGCCAGTCCTGAAGCGGAGTTAGAGCCGACTATGTTTAAATTACCACCTGCAAACTTTTTAGACAAGACTGTATTACCGCTATCTCTGCTTCTTGGGTCTTTAACACAATTTCTTATTTTTTCAGAATCTCGAATCATGGTAGATAGCCTATCTTTTGAGAACGCCTGACCCATTTGTAAAGTAGGCTGCATAACTAACATAGGCGAAGGGTCTTGATCTATGTAATATCCAATAACATTAAGCAATATTTCTGTAGCTCCAACTTGAGCAGATTTCATAAATACTATTCTTTGGATGTCAGGGTCATTAAAGGCATCCATAATCTCTCTTTGATATGGAGCTCTGTCTGTTCTCCATGACCCAGCTTCTGCTGAAGATTCAGGAGATAGTTTTCTATAGGCATCTGCCCAGTCGCTAATCTTTAGATTCGGTGGTGGAGTCCATGCCTGACTCGTTTGTTGAATTGCTTTTTCTATATTTTTTAGGTATTCCATGTTGTGCTAACTCATTAAGGGTTTCATAAACCTGATCTTTTATAATTAATTCTGCTTCTGAGTATTTGTCAATAGTAATAACCTGATGTGCCACTCTTGATGGAAGTCCTAATAATTTCGCCCTAGAGTTTGCAACATATTCAGCCCAAGTTTCTACAACTAATTCTGCTGGTATTAGCTTGGCCTCCATTTGTTGCACCTCTAGCTCTGCCTTGTCCGCTTGTGCTTTAGTAAGTCTTGCTTTTTCTTCTGCAATATCAGACGAGCCTCCATCTTTTTTAGTATACCTAGCAGCTTTTCTTAAAAAGTTTATATATTGAACCCTGCAAGAGTCTATGTTTACTGGTGATCTGCCAGCACCAATAGTGAATACACCTCTTCCAATAAGGTCACTTACGCTTTGTGGTGATAAATCTAAATGTTCTGCCAAATCTTTTCTAGTAGCCATAATATAACTCAAAATACTCTCTTAAAAGAATATAGCACATATAAATACGGTAAATCAACAACAATATCACGCCTCAAAAAAATGACTTAATGCAATATAAATCCGATGAATGGTGGGGTGCTGTCTCTACAAAAAGAATGGGGTGCTGCAACCTG